GATGAGACTGAATCAGAGGATTCTGAAACTGAATCTAATGTCGAAGACGATAATGCTGACGAAGCAGAAGAGTCTAAAGCTGACGATGAAGATAAACAGGACAAGCAACTTTCCAAAGGAGTCCAGAAACGGATCGACAAATTAGTCGCTCAGAAGAAGGAAGCCGAGGCAAAGCTAAATGCTCTCGCTGAAAAACTAGCCGAAACAGAGTCACAAGCTGCCAATTCCCAAAAGGACTTTGCACCAACTGACAAAGGATTAAACCCATACTTCAAGCTGCAAAGCGATACTGATGTTCATGCGGAGATCCGAAACGCTCGACAGGTTAGACGGTGGGCTGAAGAGAATCCTGATGGTGCTGTTGTTACTGGCAAAGATGGTCAAGAGGTTGAATACTCTGCGGAAGACATCCGCAAGATCAAGCTTAACGCTATTGATGCCCTTGAAGAACACTTGCCTTCTCAGATGAACTATATTCAAACGCGTAAGCAGTTTGATGCAGAAGCTGAAAAGACTTATCCGTTCTGGAAACAACGCTCAAGCCAAGAATATCAGTATGCTAACGCTTTGATTCGTGAGTTCCCAGAGATCCAAAAGTTCCCTGATTTCAAACTCTCCATTGGAGATATGATCGAAGGTAAAAGGATTCGGGAATCCAAGGTCAAGCCTACATCTGCTATTAAGAAGGCTCCATCAAATCCGAAGCAGACAGCATCTGCACCTGTTCAAACTTCAAAGTCAATGAAAGCTCGCTCTACTGAGGAAGCATTCAGGAAAAACCCAAACGATAAGGATTCATTCAAAGCACTCATTGCTGAGAGATTCCTTTAACCTAACAAACTCAATAAAATAAAATATTATGCCTGCTCTATTTGAACGCTCACAGGTCGGTAAACGCGAAGATCTTGCCGACTACATCACACTCGTTGACGCTAAGGACACTCCTGTAACGTCGATGATTCCAAAAGGTAACAAGCCAGGTAATACCTTGCTTCAGTTCCAAGCTGACAACATGCCAGCCGCAGTTATCACAGGTACTCTTGACGGATCAGATGTCACCGTTGGTGGTTCTGGTGGTCTTGGATACGCTAACCTTAACGATGGCCGTGCAATTCTCACGAACCATGTTCAGGTATTCCAACGTGCAATCCGCGTCTCTCCTCTTGCAGTGGACGTTTCCATTGTGGCTGGTCTGCGCGATGAACTTTCAGGGATGGTCGCCAAGGGGATAAAATTGTTAAAAAGGGATATGGAGGCGGCGATCTGTTCTGACAACCAAGCTGTCATTGATAACGGCACAAATCCTTATCAAACCAAAGCTCTTGGTCGCTGGATCAATAATGAATCCCAGACTGGTTTAGTTGATCCTATTCCATCGGGTGAAGTATCTGGTCCTGACTACCGCACACCTGCGGCTAGCATCAATACTACTCCAACAGGTTCATTTGCTGAAACAGATGCTCAAGGTGTTCTGACTAGCATCTACAACCAGACTGGTCAGATGAAGGTGTTCGACACTGTCGTTGGTCCAACTCTGAAACGTGCTTTCAGCAACTTGCTTTATACAGCAACACAACTCGCAACTCCAACTGCAAATACCTTTGCAAGTGTTCGCACACTCAACCGTGATGCCTTTAGCGACACGATCAGCTCTTCTGTTGATCTGTTCGAAGGTGACTTCGGTAGCCTCCGCTTGCATCCAACTCTGTTCAATGGTGTTGGTGGTGCTAATGGTGCTTTCCGTGGTTATGTCCTCGACATGGATCTCTTGGAGTTGCGTTACACTAACCTTCCACAGGTGACAGAACTTCCTGATGCTGGTGGCGGCCCCGCACGGCTCATAAAAGCCGTGGCCGGACTCGTATGCAAAAATCCCCTAGGTCTTGGGAAATTTGCTGCTACATCATAGTAGTAAATACTAGTCTAAGCATCGCGTAACACAATCCTCAGCCATTACTTATGATCGAACAAATCCCCGAAGAACTCCATGGAGCTATGCTCAAGGAATTCAAGACAGGATGGAACTTTCAAAAGGTGATGGCTGAGGCTCAAACGCAAGCTGTCGGACAGGTTAACCAAATCAAGGCCAAGTCGATTGACGGCATTGGTCAACTACAGATGCGAATCAATGCAGATTCGTTTCACTATTGGGGACAGCGTTTAGGTTATGACTGCTGGAAGGATGCAGCATTCCGAAAGCGTTACATGGAAAAGAATCCCTATTGCAAAGTCAACAGTGGCGGAACGAAAGAAATTCATGTTGGTTTCTCTGGTTCCTCCTCGACTCGTAACCTAAAGCATCGTAAAGTCTACGCGTGAGAACAACCAACTTTAGCGAAATACTGTATCGTGCAATTACGTTGTGTGGCATGGATCGTTCAGCGATTCAGGACTCAACGTTTCGCATGATTCGTGACTTCGCAACTCAACGCATTTCTGACATTTGGGAGCAGGAACCCTGGCCTGACATTGTTCGCGTTGAAGAGATGAATGTAACGACTGACGAAGACTCAGTGGCATCCATCGACATCACAGAAGCTAACGGTGACATTCTGAATGTCTACCAGCTCAATCCTCGCGTGACTGCCAGAGCAGTGAACGTGAGTTACTATCTCGACGATAGCGGTGACTCTTCCCGCATCGTGATGCTAAGTTCTACCAACCCAGTCTGGGTAGAGTATCGTTTACCACCTCCGACCTTCTTTGGTGAGGCTTATGATGCTAGTTCTAACTACACCACAGGAGCACAGATCTACTTCGACACTGGGACACTGACAGGAAACTATCAACCTTCCAAGACTTCAGGTGGATCAGGTAACTTCTATACCTGTCTTTCTGCTGGTAACTCTGGTGAGCATCCAGTCAACACTCCTGCACGCTGGCAGATGGTCGAAGTTCCTTATTTCACCACAGACTACCTTGTCCGTGGCATCCTTTCGGATTACCTTCGCTCTGAGTCACAGTTTGAGTCTGCTGCTATTGCAGACCAAGAAGCTGACCAGGCAAAAATGATGCAAGTAGACCGTGTCCTTCGCTCTGAGGGACAGGTTAAAACAATGAGAGTCTTCACTTATTAATTATGCAAAATAACGTAAATATCGCAGGAGCAGCAGGAGCTTGTCATGGTGTTGTAGTCGAAACTGGAACAACTGCCGTAACTGGTAAGTTCTATGCTATCCAAGTTCTCACTGATACTGTTTTTTCCTTACTGACCGAGAACAGCAAATCAGGTGACGCTATGACTGGCTTCACTATTCCAGCAGGAACAACGATCATTAACGGTCTTGGTATCACTGCTTTCACGCTGACATCTGGTCGCGTTCGTGCTTACAAGCTCCCTGCGTAATCTCTCATGATTGCCATTACACTTTCGCTTAACATTAAGCCTTCAACTGGCATGTCTGGTGTTCCAGCAGAGCCATCGTTCTTATTGTTATCGAACGGTGACGACTACCTTCTTCTTTCCGATAATGATGGCTCTAGACTTCAACTTAACTAATTATGGCTGACACTACACTCGCAAACCTAACAGCAGCAACGGCTGCAACTGGTGGTTTATTTTATGGAACCCAAGGTGGTGTTGACCGTAAATTCACATCTACAGCAGCAGGCGCAGCATTGCTTGAAGCCGCTAACGCAGCAGCACAAATCACCGCTTTAGGTGCAGTGGCATCTGGTGGAGCACTTGGAACGCCATCAAGCGGAACGCTAACCAATTGCACAAGCATTCCAGCTGGAAACCTAACTGGCAGTGTGGCAACTGCTCGACTAGGCACTGGCACTGCTGATGCTACAACTTATCTTCGCGGTGATGCAACGTGGGCAACAGTAAGTGGAGGCTCTGGAACTAAAACCATTGCTCAATTTACTCCACGCGACAACCAGCCTCCAGCGACTAACTTTGCGACACTCGACACGCGCAACAGCATTGCAATTCTAGACTTTGACACTGCCACAGAAGAGTCTGCAATCTTTGTGGGAGTCATTCCAGAAGGTGCCGTTTTGACCAGTGGTCTTACTGTTCGCATTAGCTGGGCAGCTGCCACAGCCACAAGTGGAGATTGCCGTTGGGGAGCACAATGGATGCGTTGCAATACGGATCTTGACTCTGACTCATTCGACACGGCAACAGAAGTCACAACAACGACCAATGGAACAAGTGGCATCACAAGCTTAACCTCCATCACTTGCACAGCGATTGATGGCGTTACTGTTGGTGATACTTACCGACTGAAAATCTATCGTGATACTGGTGATGCTGCTGACACGATGGCAGGTGATGCTGAACTTGTAACTGTGGAGGTGCGAACCGCTAACTAATATGGCTTTTTCTGGTTTTAGCACTTCAAATTATGTGCGAATTTTAACGGCACTCTCAAGTGGTCAACCATTAACTCTTGCAGCATGGGTTTATTCTACTTCAACAGCAACTCAAAATATTATAGTTAACAATGCGCCGACCAATGCAAGTTCTGTTGGTATTGCATTAAGCGGATCGTCTGTAATAGCTTATACAAACAGTGCGGTTGCAACAACAACTTCTAATTACTCAATAAACCAGTGGCAGCACATTTGCGCAGTTTTTGCATCTACAACAAATCGATCAGTTTTTTTGAATGGCGGATCAAAAGGAACAAATACAGCATTACAAGCAACAGTTGGATTAGATAGAACTAATATTGGTGTGTTTGGAAGTGGCACAACTGTGGGCGATCCATTAATTGGTCAAATCGCTGAAGTAGGAATTTGGAATGTTGCTTTAGAAGATAGCGAAGTTGCCTCACTATTCAAAGGATTCACACCAGCCCAAATTCGACCTCAATCTCTTGTGGCTTATTTGCCGTTAATACGCACTAACCAAGATATTAAAGGTAATGAATGGACAACAGTTGGATCGTTAACAGCAGCAGGTCACCCTAGAATTTACTCATGAGCACCTATTACAACGCCGATACAAACGAAACGCGAGACTTTGATGACGAGTGGTTTGCTGAAATGACCGCTGCCGGAAATCCCAAGGTGGATGGCTGGGCACTTAGACCACCAGCACCACCTTACGACGATCACACTCAATACGAGCCTGAATGGATTGATGGTCAGTGGGTTATTAATGATAAACCAGACTACAAAATCTGGTCAAACGCTCAAGCTTTCATGGCTGAGTTTACTGACGAGGAGACGTTTGGCATCGCTAACAGCACTGACACAACCGTTGCTGCTTTAAGGTTGGAGATTTCCACTTGGTTCTCTCAAGTCTACTCCAATGATCCTCGCGTTATCGCTGGACTAGATAAACTGGTTGAGCTGGACATTATCACCGAGGCTCGTAAGGAAGAGATTGTTGCGCTGTAAATGAACTCAATGATTGCAATCACCCTATCAAACTCTGTTTCTGCGTTTCGTAGTGGTGGTTCGTCTTCTCCAAGACCGGAGATTACACGATTTGACTTCACTGGGTTGACTGCTTTAGACCTATCTAACGGTGATGATACTGCTAAGTATTTAACTGCTGGTGATACAGCAGGTAACAATCATTACTTTTGGTGGTCTTCTGTCAATGAGACTGAGCCAGCAGTGGAAGGCATTGGACACAATGTTTCTTTTAATCTAGGTGACCCACCATCTCAACTTGCTCAATTGCTCATTTTAGTGGCAGAAAATACTGAATTATGGACTGGAACACTTAGTGGTGATGCTGCTATCTTAACTATGGCAGCAAATGGAAATGTAGCCAACTCAAATGCTGGCACAACTCCAGTAGCTGTAACAACTATCCAAGAAGGAAGATAACGATGAATGATCACAACGTCACACCTTTCGTCGGTTCGTTACTTGCTTTTCTAAGCACAGTAGCGAGCATGGCAGAGATTGAGCTGTGGCTAAAGCTAAGTTCTCTCGCAGTCGGAACTCTAGCTGGTGTATTAGGCTGCATTTCAGCAATTAAAAACCTACGCAAATAATATGAAAAAGAACATCTTCAAAAACTGGAAAACAAGTCTCGCTGGATTCTTCGGCGTTGCCTCTGTGGTAGTGCCTGTAATGTTTCCACAATATGCCACAGTTGCTCACCAAGTTACTGCACTTGCAGTTAGTCTTGGTCTGATTGTAGCAAAAGACGGTGACAAGACTGGTCTGTAATGACTGTTCTCTCTGCTATCTTCGGCATCATCTTTGCTTTTGTAGCAGTGGGAGCACTTGGTCTAATAGCCTTGTTCTTTGCTTGCGATCAAGCAGCATTTGACGAGCAGAAGAAACGACATGAGAACAAAGAGAACCATTGAGAACCTTGGGAGCCTAAACAAGAAAGCACTAGCCAAGCTAGATCGCTTCCTTGTCATCGTGGAGTCGATCATGAATCCAAAAGGTGTGACTGTTGAGGTTATCTCTGGCTTACGCTCTTGGGCTTCACAAGCTGCTCTCTATGCTTCTGGTAGGACTAAGCCTGGCAAGATTGTGACCAAAGCAAAGCCTGGGTCCAGTTGGCATAACTACGGTTTAGCCATAGACCTTGGCTTGTTCAAAGGTGGAGTTTACCTCGACGAAAAGAAACCTGCTGAAGCAGACAAACTCTACGCTGAGATTGGAAGGATTGCAGAGGCTAACGGTATTGAGTGGGCTGGACATTGGAAGTCATTCCAAGAAACGCCACACTTTCAAGTTACCTTTGGGCTGTCTCTTGCTCAGGCAAGGGAAAGGATGGAAGCTAACGGTAAAGACATTCAGAAGATCGTGTAACCTATGCCTAACAATCCATATCAAACTGAAGGTGACCTTGGCTTTGTTGGTATTTCCAGCCGAGAGAATCCTGTAAACGTAGCAGCAGGCTATGTGCAATACGCACAGAATATGCGGATGGATCGTGGAGAGGCTAAGGTTCGTGCAGGTTGTCTAGACCTAACAACTCCCGACCTTGTATCTGGTGGCAAGAAGTTCCTGACCAGTTGCCTCTATACGAGCATCACAGGTGAGCAGTCTATCGTCCTAGTCTCCGAGACTGCACTTTACACCTACAACACGACGACGAAGACTATTTCTTCAGCTAGACCTTACCCTTCACGGGTGATTGGTGCGACTACGTTCTTTCGTTCCATCTCCGAGTCAGATCCAGTTGATGCTTTCCAAGCTGAGGACAAGATTTATATCTTGCGAGGTTACAGCCGAAACACTGTCTTCACTGGAACTTCAGCTAGTCGCACTGGAACAACTGTAACTCTAAGCTCTTTTCCCTCTAATCATGGTTATGCCATTGGAGATGAGATCATTGTTAATGTTCCAACGCATCCAAATATTTCAGGAACTTACTTCGTTGAGACAGTTCCTAGCACAACATCAATTACATACACAACGACAACTTCAGGAACTGTAAACCACGGCACATTCGACTGTGTTAAGGCTAAAGCTCCTTTGGTATTTGATGGAAACCCAACAGCATTAACAGTAACTGTGATGCCTCAAGCGGTTGTTGCTGCTGGATCTATTCCAGAGCAATTCCCATTCTTAGCAAACACAACGAGTTCTTGTATGCCTCCAGCAGACTTCGGAATGTATTTCCAAGGTCGTATTGTGCTTTGTGTTAGCCGTGATGAGATTGCAGCGTCTAACTATTACGAGCCAAACGTGTTTGATGTCTCGTTGGATCAATTCAAGATCAACGTGGGAGATAACGACTATATTGTTGGCTTTGTTCCATTCCAAGAAGACAAGTTCCTGATCTTTAAGCGGAATAGCATCTACTACGGTTACATTCCGCCACCTGCTATCACGAACACAACGATTGACCGAGGAATCGACAATGAGTCGTTCGTTCAGACTCTCACCAACCAGTTTGGATGCATTGCAAGGCGTAGCATTACGTTTGCAGGACAACAGGTGTTCTTCCTCTCAGATCGTGGTGTTTACTTGCTTAACAACACGTTAGACCTTAAGTTAGTAGGTGATCAAAAGCCTCTGTCTGATCTAATCTCTGACATCATTGAGGACATCAACACGCAGTATGCCCAGAACGCCTGTGGACTGTTCTTCAACAACCGTTACTACCTTTCGATCCCTCTGATTGACTCCGATGTTCCTCCAACGACTAACAATGCAACGCTCGTTTACTCACTGCTGAACCAAGCGTGGGAATCGGTGGACAAGTATCCGCAGAACTCAACTTATGGTTCGTATGCTCCTAGAGTGCTATTACAGGCAGTCTACAACAACAGAAACCAGATGTTTGCAGTCTCGTTGAGGAAGCTGCATCTAAGCGAACAAGGAGAGGTCGATATTCTCAACAATGGGAGTGGAACACCAGTTCTAGGCTTGGCTCTGCTAGGAGATACAGCAGGTGCAGACTCAGCCGTATTCGTTACTGGAGTGATTCAATCTTCGATTCCTGCTATACTCACAAGCAGACGTTACAGCTTCAAGACCTTTGATCAAAAGAGGTTCTCTGGCCTACAGACTGATATGCTTCTGGATGCTAGCACAAGCATGGACATCTCTGCTATTGCTACGAATCCAGACACGGCAATCAGCTTGATTAACTTCACAAGCACAACCGCAGAAGATAAGAATGTTAGGGCTAAGGTTTCACGCAGAGCCTATGCCCTAGACATCAAGTTTACAATCAATTCAGGACGCCCAACCATTCGTGGCTTAACTATTGATGCAATTACTCCTGGTCGTAACCTAGTCTCAACTGAATAAAATATGCCAACACTCGTTTCTACTCAAACATTCGTTCAAGGTAACGTTCTCAATGCTGATGCACTAACGAATCACGTTGTCGATGCAAAGCCTCTTGCAACGTTCATCTCAGGACAAGATGCTGTAGCTTCTCCAGCTCCCGCTGATGAGTTCCTGATTGCTACGGCTGGAGCTTCTCCGGCTAAGAAGGTGAGCCTTTCCACACTAGCCGCTAACCTCCCAACTGGCACTTCTGCTGCTAGCCTTGCGGTAACTGGCGCAACAACCTTATCTGGCGCATTGACTGCAAATGGCAACACAACCCTAGGAGATGCTGCTGCTGATACACTAACAGTCAACGCAACGTCTAGTTTCGGTGCACCTGTAACGGTTAGCAGTGATACAACGCTAGGAACTGCTGCTGTAGCTAGTGCAACGTGGTCAAGGACGACAACCCTTCTCACAGTCACAAAGACCGCTCATGGTCTAACCACTGGTAACTCTCGTTACTTTGTGTTTACAGGGACAAGTGCAGTGCCAGTAACTAGCAGTATTCTCAACGGCACTTATACCGTCACAGTAACGTCTGTTGATGTGTTTACCGTTACAGTTGCTGATGCAGGTGACATAGTTGGGAATGTGACATGGTATGAGAAGGCACTGACTATCAGCTCGACACTCACTGGACCGCTACAAGGTAACATTCCGATTAACGTTGCCAGTGTTGAACTTGGGACTGGTGATGAGTTCTTGTTCAAAGACGTGTCAGATTCCAACCGACTCAAAACAACTGTTGGCGCATTTATTAAAGCATGGGCTAATATTAGTGCTAACCCTGTCACTGTTTCAGCTACTTACAGCAGAACATCTGGATCACAGACAATGACTGTAACAAAGACAGCTCATGGGTTTAGAGTTGATGATGCAGCATACTTTACTGGGACTGGCTTAACCGCTGGCTGGTATAGTGTTGTTACGGTCGCTAATGCAAACACATTTACGATTGTTACGGCTACAACCTCAGTTCAAACCAATGTTGCAATCAATTGGTATTCGCATGCTTTACTTGCAGGCAATAATGCTTACTCAGCCTACGGTAAAGATTCATCACGGGTAATTCGTGTGAACTTTACTAATAAACCACCTTCCGCTGATGCATATATTCTAAACCTTTCTGCTGTAAAGTTCACATCAAACACCAATCTTTTCACTCCTCAGGTTAATAACATCGTGAGCAATGTTCCATCAAATGTCTTGAAGACGGTTAGTGGCTTTGCTTTTGTTAGTTACGACACCGGAGGAATCAACACCGAAACATCTGGTGAGTTCCACTTTCAATCAATCTGGTAAATGAAACCATGGCAACTAGCAAAACAATGGCTTGAGAAGTGGCCTGATGCCGCTCCTTTCGAGAGTATGTTGGCTAGTTGCATTCAATACGGAGTCGTTTACTCCTCCGACACAAGTTTCTGCCTAGCTCAACAATGTTACTGGGACGGATACAAGCCGTTCTTTTTAACTGATAGACATAATGGCTGGTTTGTGCATCTTGCTTCCGGCTCAGTTAAGGATATGCTTCTTAAAGCTCCTCACGCTTTAGAGTATGCAGTCTTTCAGCGTCATGGTTTAGAAAAATATCACGCTTACAAATTCAACAAAGTGAAAGAAAAATATGGGATCATCAGCTGAAGCACCAAAACCAGTATCTTACGCGAAGATCATGACTGATACGCTTAACGCGCAAATCAAGCTTGCGCCTAAGCTTCTGTCAGCAGAACAGCAGTATCAGCCTCAATACACTGCGTTAAACATCTCGCAGTTAGGCCAAGGACTGCAAGGTTTACAAGGTATCTACGGTGAGGCAATGCCTGGCCTTATTGATTACCAGAACCAACTCTCTGAAGCTGACATTGCACAACAGCAGAAATACATGCCGCAGTTCGTCCAGCAATACCGTCAAGGTGCTGGATCGGCCAATCTGCTTTCACAGCTCCAGACACAAGCTGAAGAAGGTCTAGCCGCTGGTTCCAGCCTTACGCCGGAACAGCAAAGGATTGCACAGCAACAAGCTAGAGCTGCATATGCTGCTAGAGGAATGGGCACAGGTAACCGTGCTATTGGTGCGGAGATCATGAGTCAGTATGGAATGGGTGAAGCTCTCCAACGCCAACGACAGCAGTTTGCTGGTAATGTGGCTACTCAACTAGAGCAATCTGGCGTTCCTCAATACTACAACACGACTTATCAACCTATGTCGCAGACTCTTGGTGGATTAGCTGGACAAGCTTCTGGATTAATGTCAGGTAGGCAATTCCAACCTGAATCACAGATGGCATCTGATATTTACTCACAGAATGCTCAGAATCAAATGACTGCAAGTGCTGCTAACGCTTCCAATAAAGCAGGTATGGTAAGTGCAGGTGTTGGCGCAGTTGGAACGATTGCAGCAGCAGCACTCATCTAAATGACTAAACTAGAAACCACAAAAAAGATCATTGCCAACGGCATCAAGGCATTCCCAAAAGGGATGATTTGTTGGTCTGGTGGCAAGGACTCGATGGTGCTTCTTCACATCATGAAGAGCATGGGTCTAACAATGCCTATTGTCTTCTTTCGTGAACCATGGCAGCCGAGGAAGTATATCTTTGCAGATGATCTAATCAAACGGTGGAACCTGTTGGTCTACACTTGGCATCCTCAAGAATCTGCCTTCCAGCAGACTGGTGACGAGTTTGAGGTGCAAAACTTCTATCAAGTAAACTCAACGATTCTCACCTGTCCCACTGGCATTGTTGAGCCAATTCAAGGGTGCTCGTTTACTTGCTCTCTAGACATCCTCAAACGTCCAAAGCAGACTTTATTGGAAGTTCCTGCATTTGACTGTCTGTGGATAGGTCACAAAGGTTGTGATTCAGATCCAATCCTAGGTGGAGACGCTGGAACGCGCATTGAGTCTAGAGTGTTATGGGGTCAACCTAACATGATGTTCCCTCTTCGTGACTGGACTCATGATGACGTATGGGAATACATCGAACAGCATGACGTTCCATACGATGCTGACCGCTACGAGAAATCGAATGGCAAGTGGAGCGAGAAGGTGAACAAAGCGCATAACGTTGACTATGTCCACGCTTGCACTCGTTGCGTTGATCGTAGGGTTAACGCTCCTAAGTTCGTGCATTGTCCTAAGCTGGACATGACAATTGAGAATATTTCGAGACAAGTGCCATGGGCATCACAGGAAAAACTAACCTACATGAAAGACTAAATTATGAATCAAGGAAGCTATTTTGGAGCATACAGACAAGGTTTCAAAACCATGCCAGATAATGCCTATGAGATGATGACGGCACCAACTCGACAAATGACAAGTGCAGTCAGTGATACAATTGGTAAGCTTGCTAATGCTTACACAGGCTATCAAGCTCAACAAGCAGGCACAGAAGCTTTTCAACAAGGTGCTGCTGCTCAATACAAGGGCTTAGAGTCCTTGTCTCAAGCGACTGGAACTCCAGTGAATCCTGAGTTGGCTAATCAATATTTAAACATTGGTAATATGAGTCCACAACAGCAGGCTGTGTTCCAGAACTCTCTAGGTCAAGAGGCTCAACGTATGCAGATGCTTTATGGCATCAACCAAGCACAAGCTAGGGCTGCACAGGCTCAAGGACAGATGCAACAAGGTCTTTCTAATCAAGACTTTATTTTAAGAGGATTAAGCGCACCATTTTCTGGTGGAGGATCTGCCACAAATATGAGCGGATCAATGGGTCAAGTCCCAATCTATGCAGACACTCCACCTGATGGAGTAGCGGGAGTAAATCCAATGTTTCTTCCTCAATTTCCGAGTATGTCAGTTGCTGGTTATGGCGGTAGAGTTGGCCCACTTAGACCCATGAATCAAAGATATTAAGATTAAACAATACCATTATGCCTGAACAATTTGATCCAAGAATCTACGAGCGGTTTGTTGCGCCATCTGTTCCTGTTAACCAAGAGCAGATTAATCAGTATAGCCAGCAAGATATTCCTGTTGCTGTGCCTGTTCCTGAGATTCAGAACTATGCACCACAACAGCAATTTGCTCAACAGTCTCCACAGCAAATGCTTCGGCCTAGTGATAAAAGGATTGCATATAACAAGCTGATTGAAGATAGGTTTAATGAGATTGTGAACTATGCTGGAGGAATGGAAAGAGCAATTAAAGCAAACGCTCTTCAAGCTTTTCAACAGAAGGCTATCAAAGATATTCAGTCTTATTACGGCGATCCTCCCGCAATTGAACAACCTGAACAACCTCTACGCACTCAGGTTATCCCTGGCACTGGTAAGATGATCGTTATGGGTGCTGGTATGCCTTCACCTCAATTCGTTGATGTGAATCAATTGCCAGACTCTGCATTCACTGCTTATCCAGTAATCGACTCACAAACAGGCAAGCCTATTGCTGGCAAAGCTTTGGTGAATGGTAAAATTGTTGATGTTCCTGTTGATCCTAGCGTCTCTGGAGAGGTTAAACTAAGCACAGCAGATATTTTGAACAATGCGGTGGATGAGATGAATAATCTTCTAGGACCACTACCATCAAGCAATGAAACTGCTAAACAAAAAGCAGAGAGAGAAAGGAAAGAAGGATTAATTGAAGCTGCTGCTGGGAAAAGTGGCACTTTCTATCAAGCACTCTCTGATAGACTTGGCATACCAACAACTGAGTCTGGGACAAGAGCAGAGATTGAAGCTTTGAAATCAAAAGTGACAGCAATTGGTTCAAGTATCTTTAAGGGTCAAGGTTCATTCTCCAATGAAGAACGTGCTATGATTGGACAAGCTTTGGCTGGCATCAATATGGCAGGAACAGATGAACAAGCTTTGCGTAGCTTGAGAAGTTTACAGGCTAGAATGATTGAAATAGCAAACAGAAAGAAAGGTCAAGGTGCTAATACTGTTGAATCAGGACAATCAGCGGTTCCTCCAAAAATGGAAATGGCAATCAATCCCGCAACAGGAAGATACGAACCCGTAAAATAATATGCCCAAAGAAGTCTTCATCAAGTCTCGCAATCAAACTCTTGTATTTCCTGATGAAGCGACTCAGGAACAAATCAATGATTCTGTTACGGCTATGTTTCCGCCTACTGGTAAGGACATGGCGGATTATGTTGAAGGAGTGAAGAATGCTGCCATGGAAGGGCAAGACTTGGTTGACCCATTCCAGCAGATGTCAGATGATAACTACGTCTTGTTTAAACAGTATCAAGCTGACAAGAAGACTTCGCCAGGTGAGTTCTTTGGTATTGCCAAGGATACTTTCAACCAAGTCCGAGATGAGTTAGCTACTGGCATTGGAACGGCAGCTTATAAGACCTATCAAGGTGAAGGCGCAGAAGTAGCCAAGTCACTTGGTGAAGGTATGACAGCAGGAATGGTTGGAACGTATGATATCCTGAACAAGATCTTTGATCCTGCTCAACCTATCCCACGCAAAGAAGACTTCGTTGGAAAGGTGGCAAAGCCTGATTACGCATCCAATGCATTCATGGGAATGGGTGGAATGAGTCCAAATGCCGTAGGTCAAGGTCGAGTCAATACCGAGGAAGACTATAAAAACCTTATTGCATCCGAAAAACAACGTGACTCTGAGATTGTAAACAGGCTCTATGCAATGGAGTCAACGATGCGGAATGCTTCCATTCCAGAAGTTGCTAGAGGTGGACAATTTGTCGATCCGTTCCTAGCTGCTGGTTTAGGTGGAGCCTTAGTCAAGGTAGCACTCAAAGGAGGCAAGACTTTAGTCACTAGAGCTGCTGCAAATGCTGCTGCTAAAGCTGCTGCAAGGACTGCTGGAGCTGAAGGAGTGGAAACGGCTGCTGAAACTGCTGCTAGGACTGCTGCACAAGGTGCGGACAACATACCATCTCCAGTGGTATCTGAAACCATTGAAAGCGGTGGAATGACTGACTTTGTTCCAGATCCAAACGCTCCAACTGTTGCATTTCCATCAACTGCACCAAGTCCAATGGCTCAAGCAGGACTTAGAGCCATCGAAGGCACTGCTGGAGCTGTTCAAGGCGTTGCTTCACTACCTAGCAGAGCACTGCAAGCAGTCGGTCGTATTGCCGAGTCAGTAGCTCCTGGCTCTGGAGTTGGTGCACAAGCTACGGCATTGACAGCTTCCGCCATGGGTGACCTAGGTCTAACTGCTGGCGTTGTAGGTGGTGCTAAAGCCACAGAAAAGGTCGCTGAAGTAGTTGGTGCTGCTGCTCGTATTGCACAACAAGAAGCTTCAAGACTTGGTGGTCTAGAGCGTGTCGCACTTGATGAAAGTGTATCACAAGCAGGACGCAAATTTGCTGCTGGATTAGCACAGTTCCAGCCATTGGGACGTGCTGTCGTGGACGTTACAAAAGGTGCTGTCAAAGGTGCTGCTGCTGGTTCTGTTGTCGGTGGTGCGTTGGGTGGATTAGCTGAACGCAATCTAGAAGGTGTAGCTGCTGGCTTTGGAGCTGGTGGAGCATTAGGTGGTCTAACTGGTTCTTTGAGTGGTGCTTTTGACCTTGGCAAGGAAGCTCTTGGTGGTTCTACATCACGCACAAGGCAACAAGCGACTGGTGACCTCAACACTTTCATTACTACTCGTCCAGAGATCGAACAAGGCGCATGGTCTGACACAATGTCCAAGCTAGTCGCTAAAGTAGGCCCAGAACGTGCCGCATCACAGCTAGACGCTATGCGAGTTGCTGAAGCTTCTGGTGGTAAACTTCGTGTAGCTACTCCCGACGAGATCAAGCAAGGTTTAGCTCCTGGTTGGGTCAATATTGACGGAATGGAAATCGTTCTCAACCCTGAAAAGATCCGTGGAGACACTGCTGCTCATGAATCTGCTCACATTCTATTCAACTCAGTTATCAATCGTGCTTTCCGTCCTGAGATTGAAGCCGCTATTTATGGCGTTGCTGATCCTGTTACAGGTCAGATTGTAAAGGCTGGAGTCTTCGATGACGTTGCACTTGGTAAAGTAGCTGAACAGATTCGTGATGCTTATGGTAAGAATACCATTGCTGCTAACGAGTTCCAAGGCTTTGCCAATACACTCAAGAACAGCACAGATGCGGACTCTCTGGCAAATGCTCGCAGCCGTATTGCCGATGAGATGACTGCTGCTTACACTGGCAGACTATTTGAACGCACAAGAGCAGGTCGATTCAATCCTGACCGATTACCGTTAGTCTATCGAAAGGTTCTGTCTGCTATTGAAGATGGTGTTCTTGATAAGTTCAGGTCGGTCATGTTTGAGAAAGGCATGGACCTTGGCTTTGATAATGTGGCAAAGACCTTCAAGGACAAGAATGGCAAGCCTATTCGTATCCCTGAGCTTGATGCCATTGTTAAGAAGGCATTTGCTCAAAAGCTCAAGACTGTCGATGTAACGAATGCCAAGCCTGATTTAATCCCAGTTAACCCTGCCGATAGAGCGTTATGGGCTAAGACATACGGTGGTGCTAAAGGTGTTCTAAACGACAATGGAACGCCAAAGAGTCAGTCTCAGATTGACGCTGAAGCTGCTGCACGTTGGCAAGACATGACTAGCCGATTATCTGCTCTACCAGATAGCGAGAAGATTGGAATCGACTTTAGCCGAGATAAGGCTGGAAAGACTGTGATGACAGCTAAGGGTCAATTAAGCCCAACTGCCCTCACTGCTATCCTCGACAGTGGCGCATTAGATCCATCTGCTAAAGCGGTGCTTGTAGAGGTTCTGAACTCCATGCAACGCGCCGACAAGTCTACCTTCGACACTCGTTATTACGGAGTCTACACAAGAGGCAAAGGAGGCAACAAGATGGTTGCTGGCGTTAAGTCTGCCAGCCAGAATGAAATCCTCCCTTACTCTGTCGAGATTAACAGCAAGGATGGCGTTCTGATTCGTGCCGTTGATATGTCCAAGGTTCGTGATCGTCTAGCTACGGCTATGACAAAGCCAGAGTTTAAGGCTGCTTTCGATAGTCCTGCTGAAGCTCTCAAAGGCTTCAGGAAATACATGGACAATATCACGCAGATTAACGCTGTGGACTCAGCTACGTTGCTGGGTGGAGGCGTTAAAGGAGCGACAAGACGCAATCTGTTCTATGATGCTTTAGGCTTCCGACTTCGGAACGGTGAGACACTGTTAAATGCTCCTCAGAGTGTCGTTAATAAGTCACAGAACACGATTAAGAGCTACAGAGCAGAACGCTTTGCCAAGCTGGTCGATTCAGGCAACAAGTTTGCATTCGAAGAGGCTACGACTTACGAACGTGGAATGAGGAACTTCCAACCAGACGCCTTCACTCCCGAATCCCTCCCTAACGGTGAGTCATTCACCAATCCAGACGGCTTCCGTATCCTCAACAAAACAGGGTCGAAACTCTTCAGGACATACGATGACACTGGCAAGCTGATTGGCATCGCTGATTCTAAAGAGAAGGCGATGAGAAAGGCTCAGTCTGAATTTGCTACTCAGGCATCTAAGCAAAAGAAACTCAACGAAGGTATCATCGACACTGACCTCAACAAGGTCATTCCTGTTAAGGGTGAAAAAGATGTTGTTATACTAACGCCGGAATCAATGAAGAGATTCCAACCTGTTGGAGATGTATCTTTAGATGAACTTCATGGCAAATTTGCAATGGTTATTCCGGCAGATAGAATGAGACGTGGGCGTTTTAATGTTGGCCCAATTGGTAGTGAGAGAGAAGCATCTGTGATTGCACAAGGTGGCCCTTCATTTATTGAAGAACACCCAAACGCAGCATGGGCATGGACAACAAAAGCAAAAGCCGATGGGACATTGGCTAGAGCTAGAGCACAAGCCAAGCCTGGTGAAAAAGATTTCCTTTTAGCGGTTACTTTACAAGGTCAAGAAGCAAGCCTTTCTAACAAAACAACTCAACGTGCTTATAAAGATGCACTTGAAGCTGCTGTAGATTCAAAATTGGTATCCAGAAAAGATATGGATGCATTTATTGAAGAGATTTATGGTGAAGTCCATAATCTAACAAAAGGCTCAAAAGATAAAGAAAATCAGACTCCTGCTATTCGTTCACTTAATGAACTGCTTAAAACACCTGAGTTTGCAATCAAGCCTGGTGGTGTGTTGCGTGATGTTCTTTTAAAGAAGAGGACTAATTCAATCATCCCATTTGTAGAACAAGAAAAACTTGGAATTGCTGCCACACAATTGGCACAACAAGCAAACGATCCTCGCTTCACTAATCTACCAAACGGAACAATTGTTGCTTTAGTGCAGATACCATTAGACGCACAACCAAAGCGCACTGGTTTCCATTACAGTTATGATTGGGAGATCCAAGGAAAGCCTATTGGTTATCTAAAAGATCCAATATCTGCCAGCGGTTTAATTGGTGATTATCAGTCTGTTGTATTTCCAGGCAATAAATTTAGTTCACACATCGCTCTTGGCACACAACCTCGACTAGTTGGACTTGATGCTTATATTGAACAATCTGGAATCAAACGCTCAAACACAGATGCACCCGACATCCGCTTCCAGCCAGTCACTCCAGAGCAATTCAATAATAAATTAGAAGAGCTGCAAACGCTAGACTTGGAAGATGATCAATTTGTGATGCCCAAGTTTAACGCGGCAAAAGATAAGTTGGTGGATACTATTGCCGACGAAGCTCATTTAATGGTTCGCGGCAAAGATACCATAAGCCCATTTGGAGCGCATGAACTCTTTATTGTGGATGACAACGATGCGCCGATTGGATTTGTTCGACTTACCAAAAGCCCAGAGCAAATCTCTATCAACATGATCCAAATTGATGAGAATTATCGTGGACGAGGCATTGGTTCAGAGTTCTATCGCTATTGGCTTGATAAGGGTGTGTCCATTAAAAGCGACAAAGAAATCACAGAGGGAACCGCTGCTATTTATCAGAAATTAGCTAGAGAAGGTTATCGCATGGATATTCAAGACAACCGTGCGGTTCTATTACCCAAGTCTAACGACATCCGATTCCAACCCGATCCAACCTCACCCAACATCCTCAACGGCTCAGACGGATCACGAATCATCAAGTCAACCTCTGGCAAATACCGAGTCTATCTAGCCACTGGAGCCTTAGCAGGTGTAAAAGATTCGCTTGAATCAGCGCAGAAACTAGTCCAATCTAAATCCAAGTAATATGCCACTCATTAAAGGTTATTCTCCGAAGTCGTTTAGCAAGAATGTCTCAACCGAGATGAAAAGCGGTAAACCTCAGAAGCAAGCCATTGCCATTGCCTATTCAGTGCAGAAAGCTGCAATGAAGAAGGCTAACAGAAAGAAATAACGCATGAGACGCTTTATCTTCGCCACAGACCTGCATGGTGACAAGCAGGACTCCGCGACGATTAAAGCCTTGCATGAGTTCACGAAGGATTTCCGACCTCACGACCGAATCTTCGGTGGAGATATCTTTGACCTTCGACCGCTGAGGCGTGGAGCAGGAGCAGAGGAACAGGCTGAGAGTATGCTCAACGACTGGACAGCAGGATGTGAGTTCCTACGACAGTGGCGGCCTAACTATGTCCTAGAAGGTAACCATGATAAACGGCTCTACGACCTAGCTGAGAACCATACAGCAGGCATTAAAGCCGACTATGCCATGAAAGGGTGCATTGAGCTTGCTGCACTTTATGGGAAGCTCAAATGCGTGGTTAAACCCTATCACAAGCGGTTAGGTATCATCCAGCTTGGCAATGTTCGTTTCCTCCATGGCTTCCATCATGGAATCAACGCTTGCAGGCAACACGCTCTAGTCTACGGATCATGCATCTTCGGTCATATCCATGCCGCTGACTCTGTTGCGATTGCTGGTCTTGACAAAAGGGTCGCAATGTCTAGCGGTGCCTTGTGTGAGCTAGAAATGAGTTACAACTCAGGCCACACCTCTACACTACGACACTCAAACGGCTGGATTTATGGAATCATCAACGACAAGACAGGGGACTGGCAAGCTTGGCATGCACGAAAAGACAGCAATGGCAAGTGGTATCTACCCACTGGGTTCAAAGAATTCTGACTGGATTAGTGCTTTACAAGTAGAGCAAGTTAGCAGTCACGAAACTCCTAGTGAAGACTGGAAAACCAGATTGCAACTGGAAAGCATCTTTCACCTCAAAAGATCACGAATGAACGAGGTTATTACCATGTCCATCAACTCCGGACGCATTGAGTGTAAAACTTTTATTGTGATGACTCCCAACGGTTTACGACACGTTAAGCATTATCGTTTGAAATAGTTGTTGCACTATCTTTTAAAAGGATTAGGACTAAGTCGTCAGCAACAAACAAGCTGACGCAAACAACTAAACAACACAATGGAACTCACCAACATCCTCTCATTCCTCTGTGGCTCACTAGTAGCCACAATGATCTGCACGTTTCTGATCTACAAGCAATTGATACTTGATGAACGGCTCATCCGTCATATCAGATCCACATCCTACAACAAAGGCTGGAAAGATGGACGCAACGCACAATTCAACGAACAATAATCACCCAAACACAACATCATGTTCAAGAAAGCAACACGCAAACAGGCCAAGATTAAACTGGCCGTAACAGGGGCTAGCGGCTCTGGTAAAACCTTTAGTAGTCTCAGACTAGCCAAAGGTCTAGCCGATGGCAAGAAGGTGGCTGTAATCGACACGGAGAATGGCAGTGCTAGCCTCTACTCTGACCGCTTTGACTTCGACACTCTCGACTTGTCCCCACCATTTACCCACGACAAGTTCATTCAGGCAATCAACGCCGCTGAAGGCGCAGGTTATGAGGTGCTAGTGATTGACTCTGCTTCTCACATCTGGGAGGGCATCTTGGAATACAAGTCCAAGCTTGATGGCCGTGGTGGAAACAGTTATACCAACTGGGCAGACGCTGGCAACAAGTTCAAGGGCATTCTGGATGCTGTCTTACAGTCTAAACTGCATGTCATTTGCTGCCTACGTTCCAAGATGGATCATGTCATTGATAAGGACTCTAGCGGTCGCACTATTATCAAGAAGGTGGGTATGGCTCCGATCATGCGAGACGGCATTGAATACGAGTTTACTACTGTTCTCGACGTTGACATGAGTCACCAGGCTAGTGCATCCAAAGACCGCACAGGCATGTTTACTGACAAGATCTTTCAAGTCACTGAGGACACTGGAAAAGCAATCGCTAAGTGGCTTTCCACTGGCGAAGTCGTATCTGTTACACAGAAAACAGAGCCTGATGCGTTTAGTCTCGATGTTCAGATCATCGAACATCCCTTGGCAGAACGATTTGTGCCTGAACTGCTAGGCAAACTTAGCAAGAAGAAGCTCAGTGACACTACAACCAAGGAGCAAGAACGCATCTTGGCCTACCTTAACAAGAAACAAATCGAACTCGCGGAGGAACAGGCATGAACGAAACAGAAAACTACTATTGCGAAATCTGTGATAGCTGCGGAGAAACTGGATGTTGCCCGCCTATCAAATGTGCTGCGGTTAGATGCAAGTATGGAGAAATCAACCTCAAGGATTACCGGAGCCTGTTAGAACAATGGAGTGTGATGTTGGAAGCGTTGGAGAACTTGGAAAATGATGACAATAGCATTCCTTATCATGCATGGGATATGGTGCAATCGGCAATTGCTAAAGCAAAAGGAAAAACCAAATGAAAGAGAACACCATCATCCACGACCTGAACGATCAGGAATACCACGCACGTCCTGAGATCAGCAAACACGGTCTCGACGTTGTCCACAAGTGTCCAGCTATGTTCCATCACAGCAGGACTGCGCCAAAAGAGGAGCCGTCACCAGCTATGCTATTCGGTTCCTTAGCTCACCTTGCAGTGTTGGAGCCGGACAAGTTTGAGGCTCAGGCTTATGTCCTGCCTAAGCTCGACAGACGCACTAAAGAGGGCAAAGCTGAGTATGATTACCATCAGTCTCAGGCTATCGGTAAAACGATCATTACACCTGCTGAAAAGGAGCAGCTAGACGGCATGGTGGCAGCAATCAAAGCGGATAAACTCGCTTCAAACCTGCTATACGGCATCGCTTCCACAGAGGCTAGCCTGTTCTGGACAGATCCAGTCGAGGAGATGGAGTGCAGAGCTAGGCTAGATGCTATCCGGCATGATGGTTTCATCATTGACTACAAAACCTGTGACGATGCCAGCCCAGCAGGGTTCAGCAAGTCTGTCTTTAATTTCAGGTATCATGTCCAAGCAGCCTATTACTGTGATGCTCTAGAGCTTATCACAGGTAATCCTAGCAAGGGATTCATCTTCCTCGCTCAGGAGAAGAAAGCACCGTATTTAACGGCCATTTACACTGTCCCACCTGCTCTCATGGAGCTTGGACGCAGAGAGTATAAAAAAGACCTTGAGACTTATGCCAAGTGCTGCTTTGAGGACTCTTGGCCAGGATACACTCAGGGATGGACAGACCTTGTGATTCCATCTTGGCTCAAGATAAATGAGTGACCCACTATCAGACTGGAAGCTGTTTAACTCAGGCGACTCACAATCGCTTGAGAACCGATATGCTTGGTTAGGCCTAGAGATCATTAAATGCGCTCTACAAGACGCAGTTAAGGGTATCGACATAGGCATCATTGATCCAGTCACACTGCAGGAGAAATACTGTCATCGTCCAATGATAGAGGACATGAGTGAGTTCATCAACGGTGCCGAGTGGATACAATCCAAAGCCTGTGCAGACCTCTGCCAGTCAATCAACAGTTGGTCAGACGGCATTCTCAAGATTAACCCAGATACCTTCGTCGCTCTTCTCAAGAGATCGGCTAGAGACAGAACAACAAAACCCAAAAACAAGAAATATGGAAAAACGAGACAACAGCGGAGCACTATTTAAGAACGACCGCAAGACAACGGACAATCACCCAGATTACAACGGTTCTGCCTTGATCGGTGGAGTCGATATGTGGATCAGTGCTTGGATCAAGAAAGGCAATGGCAAGACTTATATGAGCCTGTCATTTAAGCCGAAAGACGGTGCAGCAACAGTCAAGATGGACAAGCCTGCAAAGCCTGTCGATGACCTTGACGAAATTCCCTGGTAACCAATAACCCTTTTGAGTTGTCTGGAGGTATTTCCTGTGGGTCTGTGTTCGTCCCATGTTTAACCCTACTGCCGCGACAAGGATAGCCAAAAGCAGTCTAGCCAGACAACTCACTTTCTTTCTATTATGATAATCAAAATGACTAACTGTGGAACCAACGTCGAGATCGAACTTGATGATGACGCTTCCATCTTTGAAGCAACTAACGCCTTCCGTGCTGCATGTTATGCCATAGGCTACGACATCGAAAGCATTGGAAGAGCAATCCCACCAATAGACTATGAGTGCAGGTAAAGGTGACACATTCAGACCAGTCAATCTGACTGAGTATAACAAAAACTACGATAGAATCTTCAGATGCCTAAAATCAACAGCAGAGCCAAAGGTTGCCGAGGTGAAAGGGAATGGCGAGACATGCTTAGAGCCGAAGGCTACGAAGCTCGACGAGGTCAGCAGTTCTCAGGAGGCACAGACTCTCCAGATGTAATCTGTGGTGATCTGCCTAACATACACTTTGAAGTTAAGCGCACAGAAGGTGGCAATCCATACAATTGGATAGACCAAGCAACTAGAGACGCAGGAGAAAACAAACTGCCTATCGTAGCACACAAACGGAACGGAAAGGACTGGCTGGTTATGATGCCAGCACAGGTCTTCTTCCAGCTTCTCCGAGAGACTAACCAACCATTAATCCATAAACAAAATGACAACACAAGAACGACAGAAACTCAAGACACAGTTAGCTAAACGACATGACATCAAATCACGAATAGCAAGCTTACAGTTAGGCCAGGAAATCAAGGAGACTTCAAAGCGGAATGGCATGACTTTGCCGAAGCTTGCTGAGCTAGCAGGCATCCCTTATAGCTCAGTGATCAACTATCTCTATGGCACCTGCCTGATGCCAGTTGATTCATACTCAACACTTTGGAAGCAGGCTCAAAAGAGGTTTAAAATCTTTTAAAAGATTTAGTTGCACTACTTTGGATAGGTGTTATCTATCTGGGTAGTCGAAACCAAACACAAACGAACATCATGACAATCTTCACCGCTGTAACTTTTGGAACAATCACAACAATCACTGCCATCGTTGGCGTAGACAATGGAGAACACTTCTCAGCACTTCGGGAAGTGAATAAAAAAGAATTGTCACTCAATTCTGGAGTTACGTGGAGCCTATGCAGAGACTTAGGTGACACAGTGGTTGATTATTACAAACAGCCACACCACCATGTGAAGGTGGAAAAAATAAACATCTGGGATGTGTTAGCATAAGTCCCAAATAACCCAAATACCATGAAAGACTATTATCATTACCAAATAACAGATATGCCAGAGTGGGAACCAATTCGCCGTTAATCAAACTCAGGGGTGCGGCTGATCAACGCACTAAACACAATGAACACACCACAAATCAACGACGGAGGCCCAGCGTTTCCTTGCGAAGAGCAAATTCGATGCAACGGAGAAGTCATAGACTTCCTCAAATTTCCAGGCATGACCCTCCGCGACTGGTTCGCAGGGCAGACTTTAAACGGTTATCTTGCTTCATGGAACGATGAGATACCAAATGAGTTTTTTGAACCTGATTATGTAGCAGGAAGAGTTTATGAATTTGCAGACGCCATGCTTAAAGCGCGGGAGGTAAAGCCATGAACACACCAAAAAAATACGCACTACACTCCAGCCTGTCCAAGGAGGACAAGCTACGCGCACTCAAGCGCACCAATGCAATTCTCAGCGCAGGATACACGATAGATCAGGCTCAGAAGCGAGCAGGCTATAACATCCTACACCTTCGCCAGTGGGCTGAGGAACTGGGCTTTCCGTTGATCAACACTAAGAGGAGCAAGTATAAGCCAGCATGAGAACATTCCCACACATGGACGGTGATCAGTTGATTGAGCTGGTCGAGAAGCGTGAGTATGACCTGCTCGCACAAGAGCGTGCCGACTTTGGTGCGCTGGTCGATAAGCTGGAACGCGAACTCAACGGAGCGAAAGAACTTATCCGCGAGATCCGAGACAACGAGGTCAATGAGGTTGATGAAGCCACTAAGTTTCTGCGGGATTATCCAATCAACTAATACAACCACCTCAAATGAGCGACACACCAATAACTGATGAATTTATCCTGCACTGCGTGAAAACTGATTCCAACTGGAGGATTTTAGCAAGGCACTTAGAAAGCCAACTCAACGCAGCAAATACCGAGATAAAATCAATGCAATCAGACATCAGCCTCGCGCTCATCATGATTGAGAAAATGAAAGCAACTATCAGGAAATAAGATGCCACTACACGAATCATCCATCCCGCCTTTGAAGGTGCTCGTTCGTCGCGAGTTCATGACTAACGATGAGGCTCACAAAGGCCAATACGAAAAGGGAGTTGCCGTCTCGGTAAGGTCGATACCAGGCTCGTGTGCGCTCTTTCAAGTGCTCTTAGAAAACGGCGCATTGAGAGACAAGCTGCCGATCCATGCGCTCCATGATTACGAGCACGAGCATGTTCACGCTTTTCACCATCTCCAGCTTTGGAATAGCTTCTCTGCGAACTTTTCCATCGTCGAGATCAATTTCCTTTCTGGCCTGCGTGTCTCTGTGCATCTCAAAGATGGCAGCTGGGTCGAGGGCGTTTACCTTTGGACAATGCAATGGGGTCCAGACTACACCAACGGTGCGGATATCACGCTAGCTATCCACCCAGAGGAGCACAAGTCAGGCCACTTCATCGCGTTGGACTGCGGAGAGTTTGCGATCCAGCCTAACAATCGACTGAAATGGCATGAGCCAAGTCATGTAACCAAGCCGTTTCCAGTGCATCCAGAATACCGAGTAAACGTCGATGAGTGGAACTGCGAGGCGTTCAAGAAGTGGACGACCGAGGACTCAAGCGCATGGCATTACGACACATCAGAAGCATGAGAAGTGTAAACTAATAAATAGTTGACACAGTATGTCATACATTCTATATAATACATTATGGCAAATCACAGAAAAGATTATTCAGAGGCTGTTTCAATGTATGAATCAGGTTTATCCATTCAGGATGTAGCTTTGTTCTACGGAGTGACAAGACAATCAATGCACAAATGGCTCAAGGTTAGAGATGTGAAGATGAGGCCGAACATTCGCTTCAATTCTGAAAACGTCTTTTTCCGAGGTGGTGTGACACAAGATGATCGAGCACGCAGCATTTATCGAAACGCAATCAAACGAGGTATTTTAGTTAATCCAAAAATATGCTCTGAATGCGGATCATCCTCTCATGTGTCTGGTCATCACGATGATTACAATAAGCCTCTTAATGTTCGTTGGCTTTGTCATTCATGCCATTATGCATGGCATCAATTAAACAAAGCTTCTCCAGCAATTGAATTACCACCAAAAATGGATCACAAAGATATTGCTCGATTAGGAGGATTAAAGTCACAAGAAAACAAACGAAATGCAAAAGCACAAAGCATACTACAATGAGATTGATCCTAAATGCTGTGCCTGGCTGCAAGCTTTAATGGATAAGGGATTAATCATGGCAGGTAAGATAGACAACAGAAGTATTTATGATGTATCACCAGACGACCTTCGAGGATTTACCAGAGTTGGGTTTTTCGCAGGGATTGGAGGATGGGACTTGGCATTGCAACTCGCAGGATGGCCAGAAGATCGACCAGTGTGGCACGGTTCGTGTCCATGCCAGCCGTTTAGTTCTGCAGGAAAAGGACTCGGAGACAAAGACGAACGCCACCTCTGGCCTGTCTTCTTCAATCTCATCAAGGAGTGCCGACCTCAACATGTCTTTGGCGAGCAAGTTGCGTCAGCAATTGGGAAGGGATGGCTTGATGGAGTATCGACAGACTTGGAATCAGAAAACTACGCCATTGGGTCGGTTGTATTGGGCGCACACAGCGTCAGCGCACCGCACATTAGACAGAGACTTTACTGGTTGGCCGACTTCGGCAGCCAGGGACTACAGAGACACTGGCAATCTGGAGAGCAGCCGATGGAGGAAAGATGGGAAGGAAAGGAACGACACACTTGGACGAGTGGCACAAGGGATCACAGGTTGGTGCAGTCCAACAGCGACGGATGCGAGCAGAGGAGTGTTGCCTCCACGACCTCAGGACACAGGCATTCCACTCAGTCAGCAGGTAGCTGGGATGATTACAGACTCGCCAACTGTAGAGACGGAAAAAGCCGCAGGATCCCAACTGAACCCGCATTTTTCCCGTTGGCTCATGGGATTTCCGCCAGAGTGGTGCGACTGCGCGGTTATGGCAATGCAATCGTTCCCCAGGTCGCGTCGGAGTTCGTTAAAGCCTATCTCTTGACGCTCACTCACTAACAGATACTGTGACAGTAACGCTAAGTAACGCGTAGTAACACATATGGCATACACTAAACTATTCAATTCAATCATTACATCCACAATCTGGTCGGAGGACGATCAGACTCGCATTGTCTGGATTACTATGCTGGCAATCGCTGACAAAAACGGAGAGGTGCAAGGTTCTATTCCTGGCCTTGCTCGTATTGCTGGAGTGCCAGTGGAAGCTTGTAGGAATGCAATCACCAAGTTTTTGTCTCCTGACGTTGATAGTCGCACTAAGGACGATGAAGGACGCAGGATCGAACCAATTGAAGGTGGTTGGCACTTACTTAACCATGGTAAGTATCGTGAGATGGCATCAGATGCTGATCGTGCTGAGAAGTCAGCTATTCGACAGGCTCGTCATCGTGAGAAACAGAAACGAAATGCATCCACTTGTCCTGAAATAGTAACGCATAGTAACGCACCCATAACGTCAGAGTCACGCCAGAATTCACAAGCAGATACAAATACAGACTCAGATGCAGAAGCAGACAGAGATAATAAACTAAAGAAACCTATACCAGCAGGCTTCAATGAGTTCTGGACTGCCTACCCAAGGAAGACTGCCAAAGCAGATGCAGAAAGAGCCTGGGCTAAGATTAAACCAGACCTTGAAACAGTTCTCACAGCACTGGAATGGCAGTGCAAGTTAGAGGACTGGACGAAAGAAGGAGTGAAATACATTCCCTTTCCAGCTACCTACCTCAACTCCAGACGCTACGAGGATGAGAAGCCAGTAGCAAAGTCGAATGCAGAAAGCTTTATCAAGCCTAAACAACTTAGCCAATACGACCGTTTATGATCCTCAAGAAAGCTAACGAAGAGTTGCTTATCAGCATCTTCCTTCAATACCCTCAGTTCCTTGGTAAGCACATCCATGCGATTACCGCAGACATGTTCTCTCCGATGATCAGACCGATCTTCGTTGAACTGGTCAACACAATAGGCAGAGATGAGACTCCAGACCTTGTGACGATGACTGCTCGACTACGTTACCAGGGTAAACTCGACGAAGTCGGTGGAGCAGCTACACTGACAGAATACTTCACAAGCCCAGTCACTGGACAAAACGTATCACAGGCAGTCTCTGAACTCAGACAGCGTTACGAACTGGTTAAACGTGTCCAAGCTTACAAGGATGCTCTCAACCTCTCAGAACAGGCACTGAACATGCCTATCAACGAGATACCAGCAGCACTCAATGAAGCTGAGAAGATGATTGAGACTGCTAGCAAGATTCAAGGGAAGCCTCTATCCTCCAAACCGATTGGAGAACTGACGATCACCCTTCTTGAGGACATTGAGAAGCGTATGCAGTTAGGTGGAGCTTTAGTTGGCATCTCGACTGGGTTTCCGTTCATCGACTCCAAGACAGGTGGAATGCAAGGTGGACGAGTCTGGGTGATAGCTGGAAAGCCTGGTGATGGTAAGTCTGTCCTAATGCAGAACTTCCTCGAATCTGCTGTTGCTCTTGGGAAGAAAGTCAGGATCTATCCACTAGAGATGACTCAACAGGAACAGGCATATCGTTTGTTATGCTCACAGGGTAACCTCGACAACCAATCAGTCTGGAAAGGTATGATGACCAGAGCAGAGCAAGCTGCACTGATGGACGCAGTTAAGAAACTAGGTATCGCAAAATGCGATATTGTTGATGTTAACGGAGCCTCAGCCAGTGAGATCCTTGCAGACATTGAGCAGTCTGACTGTGACGTTGCAATGGTGGATTACTTGCAACTCATGGAGGATGATGGGAATAAGAAGGGATCTAGGGAAGAGATCATTGCCAGCATCTCCAGACGATTGAAGAGAACTGCTGTGAAGTGTGGTAAGGTTATCTTAACTGCTAGCCAGTTGAACGACTTCGGACAGTTGAGAGAGTCCAGAGCCATTGGACAAGATGCCGATCATGTCGTTTACATCGAAAAGGTTGATGATGATGACACGAAACGTTTACTCAAGTGCATCAAGAACAGGACAGGTGAAAGGTTCTGGGAAAAGCAACTAGACTTCTTGGGACAGTTCTACAAGTTTAGGGAACAAGCTGAATAACCAACCATGACAACAGACTCACTCACCCATCAACTAGCCAGAGCACTCGCTAAAATGCCAGTTCTCACCAAACTTCAGGAGGATATCAAGTTTACTGCACTTGAGGACTACTTTGAGCATTACAAGCGATCCTACACGTTTCTAGAAGGTGATCTGATAGATGATAGCGGAGACACTCTAGAAACCTCTACAATCGAAGGGAAACAGGCTTAATGGAACGATTACCAACTAGTAACAACAGACATTCAGGAAATCAGATACCAGAGGAGAAGAGAGAAGCTATTATTGCTGACTTACAGGAAGGTCTAGGAGTCGTAGCTTGTGCGAAGAAGCATGAGACTAGCACTCATGCAGTGACTGCTCTCAAGAATAAGCTGGAGGATGAAGCTGAGGGATTCAACCTTGTTAGCTGGAAGAAGTCCACAGCAGCAACGCTATCTCACTTTGTGAGTAAGGGAAGTGAGAGACTGGTTAAAGAGATTGATGATATGCCTTTGGCTAGTTTACCCATCGCTATAGCCGTGGCGATTGACAAAATCCAAGCTCTTCACGATCAACCACAAACAGTGGTAGAACATCGTCTCAGAATCGACCAAAGTTCAGTCAATGAGCTACTCAGATCCGAAGGAATGGTCATCGATGGTGAGTTTACCGAGGTAACAGAGTCTCAATAACCTAGCTTAACTACAAACAATAAGCGTAATGTATAATACATCATCACTCAGTATCAACGATTTACACCTAATGAGACACAGTATCAATAGTGAAGCTGAGACTAGGGGCGGAGGGGGTCAAAAAGTTTTTGGCTGTGAAAAAGTTGATGAATCACCACCACCAGAAAATATTCACAAAAGCCCTCCTAGTGCCAACCCTAGACTTGCAAACGCACTAGACTGGTGTCACAAGAGAAAACTAGAGCGTGACAAGTTGCGAGTTGCAGTTAAAGGTCGCAATTAAACAACAAACAACACATGACACCAACACCACGCACAGACGCACACTCAGACGCAATGGAGTCTGAAGATTTCGACGTTGAACTTGCAAAAACTTACTCCCTCGCCCGACAGCTAGAACGCGACATCTCCGAACTCAGCGACCGCCTAATTGACCGCCAGCAAACGCTGATGATCCAAGCCGTCAAACTTCAGAATGCCTCCCACCTCCTGACTCGTTGCAGCGCATCGAAGCAGATGAGCCTACTCTTGCAGGATGACATCCGAAACTTCCTGAAATCACAACCTTCGTATCGTTGCTAATCCACACCAAATGAAAACACAATCCAAAGCAATTCGTCCACCAGAGGGCACTGTTCCTCTACTCCTAGCCGCTGAGAAGCATGGGCTATCTAAGAAGGAAGCTAAAGACATTCTTCTAGCAGTTCCACAGTCCTTTGTGAAAGTAGGCCACAAATACTTCGTGAATGCCTTCGGTGACAACCTGTTGAAGCTACGCAAGACAGTGGTGGATCTTGATCGACAACCGATTGATGATGACGACGAACCAATCAACGAACAAGCTCTAGATGTTCCACAAAGCGAAGATGTTCCACAGGTGCTGAACGCTACTGACCGAATGTTTGCAGGTGAGGAAACTGCTATCGTTAAGCGTTGCAGACTTCCCAACCAAAAGATGATGGTAGTGGAATACCGAGGGAAAGAGGTGCTTTGTCACTGTAAAGATTCGTCTATGTTCATCCCTGGCATGAAGATCATCATTCGCATGGACGGAATGAATCTCATGAGTAAATATCAACCGAGGAGGCTAGGAAGGTATTAGAGTGAGCAGAACCAAGAAACAGCCATACCGTAAGAGTAGAAGCTTTGACCGTAGTTGTCGAAGTCACGGAGGTTGTCCTGCTTGTCTATCTAACCGAATGCATAAACACAAAAAACAAGAACACAAAGCTGATTATCAATGAAAACTAAAACAGAACCAAGTGAATCCAATTATCGAATTCGAGTGACTCGATTGTCAGTCCTGCCTATTGGCGAGCCTATCTTCTCAGAGCGTTGCACTGAGGTGAGTATTGTAAATGAAGCCGCAGGTGAGTTTGTGGAAGTCTCTCAACAAAGTGATTCAAAAACTATTCAGATTGATCCTAGAGAGTGGTCTGCAATTAAACAAGCTGTTGATCAACTCATTAGCGAGTGTGAACCATGAAATACAACAAACGAGGACCAGTAGAAATCCACACTGGAGCAGTAATGCTGAAAGTTTACGCGCAACAAGAACCCGATGGAACATGGGCAGCAATGGTTCCTGATTTGGCTAATAGATGTCAATCAGCAAGCACTCGTGAAGAGGCTATGAGATTGGCATGTGAGGCCGTGTCTGTATGCTCTTCAAGCAATCAAGAGAGGGATTAACCATGAAATACAACAAAGTAGACTTCTCCAGTATCACAGACTGGAACCAGACGAACGAAGCGATTGCCAATCAGTTAGGATGCTGTGATAAGACGGTGAGGAGTGCTAGGCGTGAGAGAGGCTTACCTAGAGCACCTGACAAGGCTAAACGCTCTGCACTCAAGGAGAAGTTACCGCAGATCAGTGACAGAGCATGGAAGAAGCATTCAAATTTAGACATTGCATTGATCCTCAAATGCTCTAAGTCTGCTGTGAGAGTCTTTAGGATGACTCACAACAAGCCAGTTTACGAGCGGAAACGCTAACAACCTTTTGCCGTGCCTCGTTAGCCGATTTAATTAGGGCGTATGTGCCGTAATTAGAAAGTCTAAAACAACGTAAACCTCTGTAAATTTGCGGAGGAGTTTTAGAGCGGCAATCTTTATAATTTTTATATACTGCTCATGTGCAGACCATTTTGTTGACGTTACCAATATGGTAGCTTGTTGAAAGAACTGCACTGTATTTGCAACATTCACTGGTCAGTAAACTATTGATGATCAGTAAACTAACATGGTTTAGTGAGCTTCAATAAACTATCAAATCCTCTCTCTCATGCAAACCCCCCCCACCCCCCATTGAAGAATGGAGGAAGGAAGGGTACCCCATGAACTTTGTTTATCCTCGCGTTCAATTCTTGAGGCACTTTCGTCCTGCAAGTTGATAAACCCCAACGAGTCATTCGTGTTTGACGCTACGAATAGCACTGACTTCTCACAGCCTGCATGTAGAGCGTTTGCTAGCATTCCTGCGTTGCTATCCTCTTTTGATGAGTAGGATAAGAATCATAAAACAAAAAGCCCGACTTCGCGGGATCAAAGTCGGACTAGTTGCGGTTTGCAAGTAGAGCAGATCACTCTGATCCCGCAGAGCAAACCTTATTTATGGTGCTACTTTAGAGCTATCAGTCAACTGGAACAAGAGGCAATCTCACTCTTGCCAGTGCTTTTTCGTGACTTACGTTCTCAAAAATGAAAGATTCCTTTAGATTTAACATCAAAGAACTCGATGCTATGGCACTCTTTATTGAGGACTTCTTTCCTGAGTTCCTCGACTACATCTCCGACTTCGGGCTGGATCAAGACTTTGCTGAGAAACTGCTTGCAAAGTTAAACTGTGCCTGCGTTAGGTCTGATGAAGCAGATCTTAACTAGGTTTAGGTCTGATATAACTTATGAAAGACTCCAAACTCACTAAGGTGGGCGTAAGCGGCTACAACAAGCCGAAGCGCACTCCATCACATCCGACGAAAAGCCATGTAGTCGTAGCTAAGGAAGGCGACAAGGTAAAGACCATCCGCTTTGGTCAGCAAGGCGTTTCTGGCTCACCACCGAAGAAGGGCGAGAGTGAAGCTGCCAAGGATCGTCGAGCATCGTTTAAGGCTAGGCATGCTGACAACATCAAGAAGGGTAAGATGTCTGCAGCTTACTGGGCAGACAAGGCTAAGTGGTGACCTAACCGCATGTTCATCAACGAAGTATCCAAGGAAACGCTAGGCAAATATACGCCTACGCCTCATCCCATCATGGTCGCTCCCACAGCGGAGCAGATAGCCAACATCATTAAGAACAAGGGCATTGACCGTGCTTGTGAGCTTCTCCAACTGCGTGAGGATAAGATCATGGCAGAGACGATGGACCCTTACAGGCACGGTTACGAGCCAGATCACTGGAAGATTGCCGACAGTCTGTTGTCAGATCCAGCTATCTCAGAACTCATGATCTTTGGTGGGAATCGTGCGTCTAAGACGGAATATGCTGCAAAACGAGTGGCTCAATACCTCTCACAGAACCCAGGCAAGCGAGTGTGGTGCATCCATACCACCAACATGAGCAGCGTGCAGATGCAGCAACCTGTAGTCTACAAATACCTTCCAGCCGAGTATAAGACGGCACGCAAGACGAAGATCACCAACGTAGCATTCACGCAGAAGAACGGATTTAGTGACAACACGTTTGTCCTTCCCAACAAAAGCCAGTGCTGGTTCCTGAATCAGTCCCAAGACATCAAGGTGATCGAAGGTGGTGAAGTCGATCTTATCTGGATTGACGAAGAGATCACAGCCGATTGGATCAAAACGCTACGCTACCGAACTGCAACACGGCGAGGGAAGATGATTCTGACCTTTACTCCCATCTCTGGTTATACTTCGGTGGTGAAAGAATACATTGCAGGAGCGATGATCACGAAATGGCTCCCAGCATCACTGCTCAAAGACTCAATTAATGTCCCAGGTGGTGAACGTGGCACCATGCCGTTCCAAGCTACCTGCCATAATCCGAGTAACAGGGCGATTTGGTTCCATTCTGAACTCAATGCTTACTCTCCATTCAGCGAAATCAAACGAGCGTTACATGGCCGGACAAACTACGAGGTCAAGATTCGTGCTTATGGTTGGGCCGAAAGTCTCTCTGGCTCCCAGTTTCCTAAATTTGGCAACTGGAATGTGATTCCAGACGATCAGATACCCGAAAAAGGGACAAATTACATGGCAATGGACCCTGCTGGTGCTCGTAACTGGTTCATGTTGTGGCTCCGAGTGGACGAACACGGTAGAAAGTTCATCTATCGTGAATGGCCTAGCATTGATTTAGGTGAATGGGCGATCCCAAGTGATAAGCCAGACGGAAAAGCAGGGGCAGCACAGAGAAACGGTGCTGGTCGAGGGATTAACGACTACAAAGCACTCATCGAAGAGCTAGAAGGCAAGGAAGAGATTGCTGACAGGTTTATTGACCCTAGAGCCGGAGGCACTCAGGCGATTGGTAAAAACGGTGGAACCAGTCTGACTGACCTCCTAGCCGAAGATCCAGACCCAATGTGGTTTACGCCTGCTGCTGGACTCCGAATTGAGGAAGGAGTGAGCATCATTAACAACTGGTTAGCGTGGGATAAGGACGAACCCTTGCTTGCGCTCTTAAATGAGCCTAACCTTTATGTTAGTGAAACGTGCAAAAACATCATTTACTCACTCCGAGAGTGGACAGGTGCAGACGGAGACAAGGGAGCAACTAAAGATCCTGTCGATGTCCTGCGTTACCTTGCCGTAATGAATCCGACCCATCAAAACAGTCAAAGCTTCCAACCTCAAGGCGAAATAGGCTCTTATTAATATGAAGAAATCAAACAGCAGCGACAAACTAGCTTTCTATTCTGAAACGCCAGACGTTCTTGAACTCTCTAAGGAGCTTACCCGCTCACTCTATACAACTGCAAACGTAGAAAGATTAAATGCTGCTGATGACATCCGATTCTGTAGATGGGCTGGACAATCCGACGATGGGAAGAAGCATTCTGAGAATCTACCGAACAATAGACAGGCGTTTCCATTTGAAGGCGCGAGTGATGTTAGGAATAGACTGGCTGATTCGACTATCAATGAACTTTCTTGCCTTCTAACGACCTCCTTTGAGCGTTCTCAGCTTGGCGTTCTGCCTACCGAGTTCAATGACATGGCGACTGCAAGCGCAGCGTCTACGCTCATGAACTGGGTCACCCAACAGAAGCTACGGGCCGAAATATCGCGTGAGGTTGAGCTAGGTTCACAGTATGGCTTGCACTACGGCTGGATGATTTACCATGTAGGATGGGATCAGGAGTTCTCCAAACGACTTCAGAAGATCAGCATGGACGAGATTGCTGCACTCTCGCAGCAAGCAGGTCCAGACTCTGCACTCTCCCAGCTTCCTGACCTAATCATGAATCCAGAGGCAGCCGATCAAGCTGCACAGTTGATTTCCATGAATCTGCCAGACTTTAAGTTAGGTGACATCAAGAAGTTCGTGAGACAGCTTCGTGAGACTGGAGAAGGTGAGATGTATGAGACGTATGTAAGCAAAAACTTACCTTGTGTAACTGCTCTCAAGCCGTTTGAAGAGATCGCACTGCCACCGGAGACGATGGACTTACAATCTGCGCGAGTCATCTTTCGCCGTATCTACATGAACGAGGTGGATTTACGATCCAAGGTTAAAGAAGAGGACTGGGATGAAGAGTTTATTGATCAAGCAGTCGAGACAGCAGGCAAGCAGTCATGGTACACCAACCCGCTAGACACGATCACTGCTCTGGGTGCCTCTCCGATCATCCGACAGGACAACCTGATTGAGATCTGCTATGCCTACACTCGTCAGATCGACAAGGACGGCATCGCTGCAATTTACTGCACGGTGTTCTCTCCTCTCGTAGAGCAGGATCTTTACGCTAAGCATGAGTTGCTAGATTATGCTCATGGTGAGTATCCGTTCATTGAGTTCAGGCGCGAAGTTGTTCGCCGCCCAATCACCGAGAGTCGAGGCATTCCAGAACTGACAATCACCGATCAGGACGAAATCAAAGCTCAACACGATTCGATTCGTGACCGGACAGCATTTGAGACGTTGCCACCTATGAAAGTGGTAAAGCGCATTGGTCAGATCAACAAGATTGGCCCAGGTGTTCAGCTTCCTGTCACTCGTCCAGATGATTACTCTTGGTTAGAGTCTCCTAACCGTGCGCCGACAACTGCATTCAACCTCATTGAGCGTGTCGAGAACAACCATGCCAATTACTTTGGTTTGAGCCGTGCAACTGTGGTGCCAATTAAAACGCAACTAATGCAGCAACAGTTGGTTAACCGTTGGCTCTGCACTTGGTCGAAGATCTACAACCAGATGTTCAGCTTATGCCTGCAATACATGCCACCGGAAGAGATCCAGCGTATCACAGGTGTTCAGCTTCCAAGCAACATGAGTGACATTGCTAGTGGCTTTGACTTCATTGTGCGGTTTAACATCCAATCGCTTGATAATGACCTAGTTGCGAAGAAACTACAGGCTATTTCATCGTTTGTGGTGCCTCTCGATGCAGGTGGAGTTCTTAACCGTAACAAGCTTATCCAGATGATCATCGAAGCCGTTGCACCTGAATCTGCCCGTGATCTTATCATGGACAACTCAAGCGCATCTGAGCAGATGTTCAGAGAGGTCCAGTCTGACATTGGAATGATGATGCTAGGCAATGAGCCGATGTATAAGGAGAACGATCCTACTGCTGAAACTCGTATGCAGTATGTTCAAGACATCATGTCCAAGAATCCAAAAGCACAGGCAGCAGCACAGCAAGACCCAGTGTTCCAGACCTTGATGCAAAACTACGTTAAGAACATGCAAATGAGCGTAATGCAGCAACAGAACGCTCAGATTGGCCGAACTGGTGTAACGCCAGTTGGTGACCAGATGGTCCAACAGCAAATGCAACAACAACCTCCTCAGATGTAATGGAAGAGATAAAAGTTATCGAAGCCTTCACGCTCAAGATGGGCACCAAAGCGTTCTGGGATGCACTCTACGCAGTCATCCAGAGTGAACACAACTCTGCACTGTCTAGCGTGCTAGATGTGGTCAACAAGGGCGAGGATCGTGCATACTACGCCGGACAAGTAGCCGCTCTAATCGACTTGCGCGCAATCATTGAGGACTATTCGACACGGTCTGAGACTGAGGTGGAATTCTCCGACCCTTGACGCTCAAAAAAGTAGGCTTAGGTTTTTCACGTTCCTGAGTTTCTCAAGCTCTGTTCGTTAGTTCGACCTCTTGATGGTCATTAAACCTCTTGCTTATGCCTACATCACCCAATCAGGTTAGTGAACCTACCAAAACCACGTTGCCAAGCAATTCGTTAGACACTGAAGGTCTGACTTCCCTGCTTAGACAGACACTCTTCGCTGATCCAGAAGAGCAGCCAACTCAGGCTGAGACTGAGACAGATACCGAAGAAGAAGAACCTGAATCTAGCGAGGAAGTCGCAGATGATGAGACTGAATCAGAGGATTCTGAAACTGAATCTAATGTCGAAGACGATAATG